ACATTTCATACAGTTGAAATAGATAATCCAGTTTCTACTGAATCAATTTTAAATAAAAGTGTGGGTGCTAAAGCAACACTAGGATATGAATTAAAAAATCCTAACAATTGGAAGACAAGAGCATATCTTGCAGGTAGTACAGATACAAAAAATTTAGGAGAGATAGATTCATCTGTTAATGTAGATTTTAGCACTATAAAAGGATTAGATGTTAATGCTTCGTATGATTTAAATGATGGTTTATTAACTGGTTCAGCAGTACAATATAAAGATGTAGGTAATACTGGATGGAAGGTTGGTGTTGGTGCAACTTATGATGGTAGTATTGAACCTACATTTCAAATTAAAAAAAGCTTTAAAAGGGGCGGATTACTTGACAAAAATAGGGGTTGACAGAACCTCTACTAGGGTGTATAATATAGGAGTATGGGATAGCTATAGGTAGTATCCTGTATTAATTAACAACTCGCTTAAACGAAAGGAGCAACTATGATAAACCTACCTACTAGGGTCTTTGACCCATTCAAAAACTTGACAGTTGGATTTGATGATATATTCGACCAACTCTCGTCAATGTCTAAGTATGTTAATGACATACCAAACTATCCACCTTATAACATAAAGAAGGTTGGGAAAGATAAGTACCAACTTGATATGGCTTTGGCAGGATTTAGTAAAGATGATGTTAAGGTTGAAGTAAAAGAAAATACTTTAACAGTATCTGCTAGTTCTTCTGACAAAGAAGATGATAGTTATGTTCATAAAGGAATTGCAAAGAGAGCATTCAAAAGAAGTTGGACATTGGTTGAACATCTTGAAGTACAAGATGCAAAACTAAAGGATGGAGTTCTGACAGTAGATATGAAATTAAATCTACCAGAAGAAAAGAAACCTAAAACAATTAAAATAAAATAGTAACAGGTAGGGGGTGTCAAAGCCCCCTATTAAAATGAAATTTTTAATAATATTAATATTAACAATAACAATAACAGGAGAAACTATGTCACATGTAAAAGGTCACTTTGATGTACCGGCACAGAAAACTAATAAGAATGAAGTGAAGAATAGTTTCTTTAGTTCATTTAAAGATAAAATAAAATCAATAAAAAAAGTACCTCATAAATTTGAAGGTCCAAATAAAATTGTAATAAAAGTATTTAACAAAGGCGGAAAGGTAGGAAACTAATATGACATTACCAGATATAATGGATAAGGCAAAAGGATATTGGAGTCCAGTTAAAAGAAAATGGAGTATGCTTTCTAAGAGAGGAAAGATGCTTGTTTCTTTTGTTGGTGCTGTAATAGTATTGTCTATAATTAATTGGATATTCTAATATGGCTTGGTTTAGTTTAGCAAAGGTTGCACTTCAAGCAGGTACGCACATCTTTAAGAAGAGACAAGAAACAAAGATGATGATGGCAGATGCACAACATCACCATGCAACAAAGATGGCTAGAGGTGAGACAGAGTATCAAGGAAAATTATTAGAAGCAAGACAGTCAGACTGGAAAGACGAATTCGTGTTGGTCGTTTTGACCCTCCCGATTTTAGTCATTGCCTATGGTGTGTTCAGCGAAGACCCAGAAGCCGCTTCCAAGATAAAAGAATTTTTTGTTCAATTCCAACAGCTTCCAAGTTGGTTCACAAATTTATGGATACTTGTTGTGGCTAGTATTTATGGTATAAAAGGTACACAGATATTTAGAAATGGAAAAAAATAATGTATAAAATAATATTAATATTAATGTTATTGTTTGGATTGAATGCTTGTGCAGTAGGTCCTAAGTGTACATATACTCAAGAAGGAACAAAAATTTCCTCTTGGTTTTGGTTCACTAAAGAAGTTCCTGTAGATTTAAGTAAAGAGAATTGTAATTAAATAATATTCTTACAATACTTTTCTAGCCATTCATGTATAGGTTGGATTTTTCTAGTAACTTCATTAACAAGACTAGTATAAAACATTCTCTCTTCTCTACTCCTAGAGAAAGCTTTCTTCATAAGCTGTTCATCTTTGACAGGTAATGAGGTGACTTCTGTTAGAAGCTTACCATTATTATCTAGTATTACTTTATACGCAAAGATTGTAGCTTCCCTTTTTCCAGATGCCATATTTTTTTCCTCTGTGATTTAATTTTAAGAAGCAATACTATTATTAATAAAGGATAAAGGATTAAAAATATAATTATATTTAATAACTCATATCCAATATGTAATATATCTGCTAAAGAATATAAAGATTCTTCACAAAAATTAAAAATTTTATAAATAATATTATTCGGTGTCGTCAAAGACATTGGACCAATTTCCTTTCACACTTGCTTTAGTATATGCTGAAGCCCTACCTTCAAAAAAGTTTTGGTGTTCAACTCCAATAACTTCATCCCACCAAGTAAGAGGATTATCACTCACTCCAAAATTAGGTTTCAATCCTAGTTGTAACAATCTTCTATCAGCAATATATCTATTATATTGTTTCATTTCTTCCAAGGTTAATCCTTGAACATCCCCCATTTCAAATACCAATTCAATAAACTTATCTTCATGGGCTACCATTTCCCTACAAATATCATATAGTTCTTTTTTAAATTCGTCTGTCCATATATCTAAGTTCTCTTTAATAAGAGTTCTAAATACTTTAGTCATACCTTCAACATGAAGTGACTCATCACGAATACTATAGTCAACAATCTTACACATACCTTTCATCTTATTAAATCTTTGGAAGTTAATAAGAATAGCAAAGCTAGAAAATAATTGTAGTCCTTCTGTAAATCCAGAATAAACTGCAAGAGCTTTAGCTACATCCTTTAAATCTTTTTTAGTTTTAACTTCACCAGTTTTAAATTGTTTTATATAATTATGTTTAGATGACATCTCTTCATACTTTGCGAATGCTTTGTATTCAGACTCGGGCATACCTACTGTATCAAGTAATAAAGAATAAGCATGTTGATGAATAGATTCAATGTTTGCAAATGAACCCATCATCATTCTTAATTCTGGTTTCTTAAATAGTGGTATATACTTTTCATAATAACCTGCACCAACATCAACATCTGATTGTGTGAACAATCTAAATATTTGTGTAAGTAAATTTTTTTCTGATGGTGATAGTTTTATATTCCAATCCTTTACATCTTCATGCATAGGCACATCCTCTGGTAACCAATGCAATTGATTTTGTATAGTATAATAATCAAATGCCCAAGGATACTCGAAGGGTTTATAATAAGTTCTCTCATCAAATATAGGACTTAAGCTTCGCATGATAAACACTCCTCCTCTTCATCTTGTTCTAATCTAACTCGTTTAATTTTCATGTTAATATTTTCTGCACTCTTTCCTTCACGACTTCTTAAATAATATAAACTCTTTAATCCTTTCTTCCATGCTTGGAAGTGTACCTTATTAGTATATCTTAAAAAGTTATCATGTTCCTCTTGTTTCTCTTGTATTCGTGGAGCAACAAAAAATAAATTAACTGACTGGGCTTGACAAATAAACTCTTGTCTTTTAGATGCATGTTCTATAATCCAGTTCTGGTCTATCTCGTCAGCAGTTTTAAATACATCCCTTTCTAAATCAGAAAGAAACTTAAGATGTTTAACTGAACCATTGTGTTCACTAATACTTTGCCAAACTTTATCTTTAAAAGATTGGTAGTCGGTATCATATTCTTTCTGTAATTCCTCAGAGTTTTCCCATTTTTGTTTTAATAAATTATGTAGTTGTCTATTCCTTACTTGGAAAGAACCATTTAAAGTTTTATGTATAAATACATTTGCTCTTATAGGTTCGATAGATGGACTAGTACCACCACAAATAATACTTGATGTAGCATTAGGAGCAATAGCAAGTAAGTGTGCATTACGCATTCCAGTACCTCCCATGTCTGGAGCTTCACCTCTTTCTTCTGCTAACTCCATAGAAGTTTTTGTAGCTAACTCTTTTATCTGCTTAAACATTTTTATATTTTGACCTGTGGCTATTGGACTATCAAAAGGAACATTTAATTTTTGTAGATAAGTATGAAAACCCATAGCACCAAGACCAATACTTCTCTCTCTATAAGCACTATATCCTGCCTTTGTAAATCCTTCCATACCTTCTTTAACTTTCATGTCTAAAACATTTCCTTGAAAATCATAGGAAAAATTATAAGTTGATTGAATAAAATGTTCAAGTACATTGTCTAACATCTTTATCATATCTGGAATAAAAGTTGGAGAGGTTGACCACTCATCATACTTTGCTAGATTAACACTTGATAAACAACAGACTGCTGTCCTGTCTTCGTCTGTTGGTAAAGTAATTTCACTACAAAGATTAGATTGTTTAATACTTAATCCTAATTTCTTTTGTGCTTCTGGTAAATGTTTATTAGAAGTATCAACAAAGTGTAAGTAAGGTTCACCTGTCTCATGTCTTGTTTCTAATATTAATCTCCATAATTCTCTAGCATTAATAGACTTTCTAATCTTTTTAGAATGAGGGTCAATTAATTTCCATTCAATATTCTTTGAGACTGCAGTCATAAAGTCATCACTAATATTAATACCATGATGAAGGTTAAGACATTTTCTATTTGCGTCACCACCAGAAGACTTACGCATAAATAAAAACTCTTCTATCTCTGGGTGTGATACATCCATATAACAAGCATAACTTCCTCTTCGAGTTGTGCCTTGGTTGAATGCTAACATCTGACTATCAACAACTCTCATAAAAGGAATTGACCCTGTTGATTTAGAACCATGTGAAGTAGAAGTACCATCACTTCTTACATGTCCCCAATATCCACCGATACCACCACCATTACTAGCTAACCAAATGTTTTCATCATAGTGTGAAGACAAACCTCCTCTACTATCTGGAACATAATTAAGGAAACAAGAAATAGGTAATCCTTTTTTTGTACCTGCGTTAGATAATATTGGAGAGGAAAAACCAAACCATAAATTACTAGCATAGTCATAAATTCTTTGTGCCATTTCCCAATCTGTCTGACCTCTATAGGTTGAAACATACTTGGAAGCCCGAGCAAAAGCATGTTGAGGTGATGTCTCATTCTTATCTAAGTATCTATCTTGTACTGTTGCAATACCAAATGGTGTGAGATTATTATCTCTATCTAATTCTATTTTAACTTTCATTTATTTTTGTTCCTTCCATTTCTTATATCCATCACTCCAAGTTTCTTTAGGTTCTGGTTTTTCTAATTTACGACACTCCCCTGCGATTGCCATATATGCTGACCCATCTATATAAGTATCTGGTGTTGGGTTTCCAAATTTTGCTCTCGCAATTTTTAATAGAGTCATACATATTGCTACATCATGTGCAGTAATAGGTACACCTAAATAAGCTGACCAAAGTTTCCCAATGTTACCATGATTAATAACTTTATCACCATAATCATTTGCCCTTGGACCAGTTATCAATTCAATAGCGGTCTTTAAATATTCTTTAGTTAAGTTTTTTGTCATCTTTCATCCCTTTCATTATTATTTTTTCGAATTCTCTCATACCAATATATGTAGCAAGTTTAGGATTGTTCTTTGCAAACCACCATATCCCTTGTGCTAGTGTTAATACTTCTCTATCTTCTGATACTAAATTAATTAATTCAATATCAATCTTCTTTGTCTTACCTATACCTGTAGGTGTAAGAACTATATAAGCTTTACCCTGTTCTAGTTGTGGCATTATATCTCCTTATAATATTATTATCATTATTAAACTTAATAAAGTTATTGAACCAAGAGAAAAAAATATTACTAAAAATATTTTATCAACAGGTGTCAACCTAGCATACCATAAACATAATTTATCTAACATTTCTTTTCTTTCTTGTCATGCCCCAAGAATTTTTTGGAGGATATTCTTTTCCTATCATCCATTCTTTAGGAATAACTTTGTCACAAAATTTAAAATTATTTTTTATACACCAATCAGCATAAGTTGTTTTAGAACTCTTACTAATTTTAACTCGTTCATTTTGAAAACAAAAACGAATATCATGTTTAGTACTATCCCTTAACCAAAGATGTTTCTTTCTGTCTGAAAGTTTGAATCGCCCTTTTAATTCTACATATACATTAGTATTAGGAAAATACAAGTCGGGAGTATAAGCCCGAAGAATACTCGGTTGTACATATTTTATTCTTTCGTGTTCATAAAAGAACTTTATCTTTTTATTTTTTAATTTAGATACAATTTCTTTTTCAAATTTACTACGATATCTTACCATCTTTTAATGCCACTTGGAATATTTTCAGTACCCTTTATTATACCATCAAGTTGCTTAAAAGTCAAGTGTTCATTTTGTTTTAATTTTTTTACTACCCATTTAAAAGACCAAGCAGATAGTCGCACTTGATTTTGAAATACATAATGAGTTTGTTTGGGCATCATGTCCATTACATTATGAATAGTTACCTTATCTTTTTCGTGTTCTGGTAGTAGAGATTGTAACCATTCTACAATAACTTCCTTTGCTCTTCGTCTAATTCTTTTCATTTTCTTTGTGTTCATCTTTTAACCTTTATCAATTTAAAATTTGTTTCTCTATCGAAGTATCTATAACTCATTCGTACTGGTTGAAACTTATAAAGATAATCAAATACAATCTTCTCATCTAAATCTTTACAAGAATAAACATCAAGCTGAACTAATGCAGGGTCATTCTCATCCCATGAATGCAACGCAATGTGTGAAGTCTCAATGATTGTAACACAAGTTAATCCTCTATTACCTTTGACATCACAATACTTTGCATAAGGACCTGCAAGTATTTTCATATCTATATCTTTTATTAAATTCTTTGTCCACTTTTTTATTTCCTTTATATCTTTTGGTGGGTCTAATACTTCTGCTCTTACTAACAAGTGCTTGTGTTTCAACATAAAATTATTTTTCTATATTTAATTTCACCTCATCAACTTTAGGTTCTTTAACAACTTCAGTAAAATAAACATTACCATTTGCATATTTAAATGCTCGTAATCCTTTACCTTGATTTGTATCTTTATGACATTCTATTTTATGAGAACAGAACACACATCCTGCAGGAAGTTTCATGTTCCCTGCTTTCTCATGTGGTACTGGTTCATAACATTTTTTAGGTAATTCTTTTGAATCTAATTTTTCTTTAACATCTTTAATTAAAGTTTTAATATTTGGTTTTAATAAATCATCTGGTTTATATAGTACTAACTCACCTGTTGATTTATTGATAACAAGAAACCCACCTTGTTTTGTTTTCTCATTCTCTTCATAACCTGTGAGTTGAGCAATGTATCCAAAGGGGTCATCATCTGCAAGTGTACCATTCTGAAATTTCTTAAATGAAAATGAGGAAGCAGTCTTAACATCAACAACTTCACCATCAATCTTACTATCCATATGTCCTACA